GCCCAGTCGTGCCTTGCGGGCCTGTCGAACCAGTCGCTCCGTTTGTACCAGCAGTTCCAGTCGCTCCTGTTAGCCCAGTCGTGCCTTGCGGGCCTGTCGAACCAGTCGCGCCCGTTAATCCAGCCCCTGTGGCACCTATTAAACCAGTAGCTCCTGTTAGCCCAGTCGTACCTTGCGGGCCTGTCGAACCAGTCGCTCCGTTTGTACCAGCAGTTCCAGTCGCTCCTGTTAGCCCAGCCGTACCTTGCGGGCCTGTCGAACCAGTCGCTCCTCTAGTACCTGTTGCTCCAGCCAATCCAATTTGACCTGTTGCGCCTGTCAATCCAGTAACGCCCGTCAAACCTGTTTGGCCTGTTGCGCCAGTCAACCCAGTCGCGCCTGTCAGGCCTGTTTGGCCTGTCGCTCCTGTTAAGCCTATTGCGCCAGTCGAGCCTGTTGCGCCAGTTAATCCAGTTACTCCTTGAGTACCAGTCGCTCCTGTTAAGCCTATAGTACCAGTTGAACCACTAGCGCCAATGATACCTTGAATTCCAGTAGCTCCAGTTAAACCTATTTGGCCTGTGGCTCCTGTTAAGCCTATTATTCCAGTAGATCCTGTCGCACCAGCGACTCCTTGAGGTCCAGTAGTACCCTGCAGTCCACCATACGGAAGTAAATTCCATGTTGTACTACCATCTCCTATTTTAAACAAATCAGTATCTGTTTCGATACCCATTTCGCCACTAGCTAAAATAGGATTAGCAGTGGTCCATTCAGTAGATAAACCTCTTCTGAATTGAAATTGAATAAAAGGCATTTTAATTTACTCCGCCGCAGTCAAACGCTGGACCTTCTGTGTACACATTACTAGGGCTGCCACCATCAAAAATTATAGTAGATACTAAACCTGTCGCTCCAGTTAATCCAATAGGTCCTGTTGCACCAACTGGCCCAGTAGCACCAGGAGAACCATCTCCACCACCGCCTCCACCACCTGTGCATCCACATATTCCAGAAGCTCCAGTTAATCCAATTGGACCTGTAGCTCCTCTAACTCCAGCTGTAATGCTTACTTCATATGGTGTTTCAGTAATACATATATTAGTTCGCATTTAATATGCTCCAAGTACCATAGATCCAAGTATAAACACCAGAATCATTTGTGGTAATTGTCATATCATAATTATATAACCCAGGATACCAATTTATTACTTGTCTATCTATTTGAAATACACCGCCAGTATCATTTGTTATTGTTATTTCATCATCACTTGTTAAACTATATGTATAATTACTATTTGTTTCATTAATGAAAGTAAAATCTATAGATGCGCCAGTTAAATCTAATGGGGCATCATTTAATCTAATAGTAAATACTGTTCCGGCAAATGTATCGCCAGAATAATGTGATGGAAATGTATATTTTTGTCTAGCGCATGTCATTTGGGCACCATTGGCTATCTCTAAATCTATCATTAATAAATGGAGTTAATATTGCTTTAAAATATTCTCCACTTGTTAAACCAGACGTTTCTACTTTATATTTTAAATCTTTATACGCGGCACAAGGTCCTTCATCCATTAATATCTGCCAAGATCTTCCGCCTTCAGTCTTTGATATTTGAGCTGGTCCACATACCGCTCTTAAGCCATCTAGATTTGCTGCGGCTCTAAGTTCGGCATTTAATATTAAACAAGCTGCTTTAGTTACTATCATAGAGCATAAAATATCAGAAGGGCTAGGGCAAATACTAAATTCGCCCACTCTTATATCTGGAATAGATATTTCATAAGTTGCTGCGCCAGTATAAGTTTCTGATAAAACTATTCTAGAAGCTGTTGCTAGCAGTATTTTTATTTTTTGGTTAGTATATTCATAATCAGATGAATCTAAATCACCTATTATCGCACGCAACATCATTACCATTAAATCAGAATCGCATGAATTACAATCTGACATTTTATCACTTTCAGTATAAAAGTATATAAAAAAAGCCGGGGCTTGCACCTCGGCCTTTAGGATAACAACTTACTAATTAATATTAGTATGAGCCGAGCATAACTGCGCGAGCATCTAGTACGCCGAAACCAATTTCCATATCGCCATAAACACCCCAGCGACCCATACGGTCAAGATAAGGATCTTGAGACATATTCATCTCTTGAGATACTGGCATTACGAAAGTATTTCGCTTGCTTAGATCAAGACCGACGCACAATTCTACGTCAGTATGATTGTCGCCACCATTAACTGGCATCGAAATATTTAATGTATCTTCAGCAAACTCTTGAAGTTCTTGACCTACGCCAAGTTCATAAAGAACATGAAGATTAACATTGTGGAAACGAAGCATACCGTTGTTGGTAAATATTTCTCTACGAGTATATTCATCAACCTGATCAGTATTCCATGAACGAATATCGTTCATAGCTTCTAATGAAATTAGAAGATCAGTTAAACGGAAACCGCCCATGCTTGTGCTATTACCGCCACCATTACGAGCCATAGCAGTAATTAGTAAGTTCATCAAGCGCATGGTAAATTGACCTTCTGAAGCCTGATTGTCAGCAACAACTATGCCGCGTTCAGTACCAGCCTTCATCAAAATATGACCAGCGTCTTTATTTAGCTTATAAGTAAAACCAGCTTTATAAGCTTCTAACATATCTTGCATAACATCCCAACGAGCGCGTCTAATATAATGCTTACAAGCATCAATTGAATTCGCTATGCGGTAGGTATGTATGTAGATGTCTTCGCCGCTAACAGTTCTGTAAGGAATAGCTCCACACTGAGGAACAGTATAGGCAGCGAATTCATTTTCTGAACCTGGGGTTAGAAAGTGAATTGGGAAACGTGGGCTAGGATCGTCTGGGGTTGATATTTTATTAAAAACCTTATCAAACAAAACTGGGCCGTCAAATATGCCTTTGCGGATGGGTACTTCTGCAGCTTTGCAGAACATTTGCTTAGCCTGAGCGGCTTCTGATAAATTTTCTGAAACGCTTTGCTTCAGATATTTCATTAACAATTCATGATTTTCCATGATCTATATTACCTCTATATTATTAGTACAATTGAATTCGGATACGAGCAAAACCGTTAACCTTGGCTGATTCGAATGTACCAACTCTTACGCTAGAGGTTGTAGTAGTAAACAAACCACCTGCGGTGAAGTGGGCGGCATTACCAGGAGCAGGACTTGAACCAGTATGGATCATATCGGTGACAATCCAGCCACCTTTTAAGACTTCAACTTTAGAACCAACTTGAGTTTCCATCTTTGATTGCATCAATGGGCAAGTGGTTAAATCTTTATTGACAACGTCTTGCATAAGAACACCGCAAGGTTGACCAGTAGTTCCAGTAGGAACAGTCGCGGTATTAACATCAGTATCCAAACCTGGCTGACCAACAGCACCAGTAGGATAAATTAGAACAATACCAGCTTCAGCTACTTCATTTAAGTAGAATGAAACTTCGCTATCACCGCGATTGAAAAAACGATCTCGTTTTAACATTAGTTTTTATCTCCGTCGATATTTACGTTTATTAAACTAGCTATAATTTTTTGCAATTCAGAATACTCTTCTTCTTTTGAGGAAGCAGTAGTATCTACATTAACCTGTGCCTGACTAGTATTTACAACTGGTTCAACACTGGCTAAAACTTGTTGAGGAGTTTGAGCACTGTTATCAACCACGGTAGAAGTCGAGCTTTTAGCTGCTGCAACTAAGGCCTCTTTTACAGGAGCCCATTGCTCATCAGTTAAATTTATATATAACTTAGCACTTGCTGAAGCCTTATCTTTACCAAGGCCTTCAGATGTAAGTTCTGTTTCGCGGGTAAGTGTTTGATATTCTGTTTTTAGATTATCAATTGATGCTTTCAATTCAATATTTTCTTTCTGAAAGGCTTCTAGTTCAACCTGAGCTTTAGTCTTAGTCTCTTCTAAGAGTGCGGCCAAGGCTTCTTTTTCTGACTTCAATGCTTCAAAACTTGCCTGAAGATTGGCAAACTCTTGCTTCAAAGCATCTAAATCAGTTTGAATAGTATCTGACATTGTTTTATTCTCCAATACATGTGCTACTAAAGATTGTACACCGTCTTCATAGTCCGATGGTGCTGGAATATTAGTAAAAATAATACTTCTTTTGTTTGCTGGATTGGTTGTAAAACCTTTTCCAGTAAAAATTATACCTCTTGGCGCTCTACCAACTCTATACTCGCCAAACATACCATTTCCTCCAAAACAGCGTAAATGATTGGATATTTCAGCTGTTTCTTCAGATCTTTTAACTACTTTATACTCTTCTTTAGAAGATAACACATAGTCAAAATCTTCAAACACACATTCCATAGAAACAAACATTTTATTTTCTTCTATAGAATTTATAAGACCCATTACTTGGGTTGCTTTTTCTTCTTCATACCATGATGTATATACAACACTAGCATTAACTAGACTATATATAGCTGGTAGCTCATCAACAGGAGTTTCATCAGGTATAATTTCACCATGATCGTTAACAGCCCATATATCAGTCATATGGCCAACTATAACATCTTGGTCATGATTTATATTCACTGGATGATGTATGGGTGTGTGTCTAGCTTGCCATACTTCATCTTTTAGAAAAACATCATCGTTCATATTCCACACTGTGGATACTAGAATTGATGTTACTGGATATAAATCTTTTGTTAATTTTTTATTAGCTGTTGCAAAATTTTGCACAGCATCATTTATAAACTGAGCTTTATTATCATAAGTTAATTCAGTACAGTAAGATATAGATCTACTGTTAAGAATTTGCCCAGCTATATTACGTTCTGCTTTGTAAATTTTCATTATAAATTATAGTATAAATGTCTATTTTTTCTTCTTGAGACAACTCGCGAGACAACGAAGACGCAATACTAGTTACTAAATTATTAATCTTTTTTAGAAAATCTCTGTTAATTTTTACACCAAGCAAGTTTTTAAGCTCTTCATCTCCTATTTTAGTAGGGTCTGATAAATTAAAAAACATAGTATTTCTTAAATCGTCGTAATCAGCATACTGCACGGTGGTTAAGTCTCTTAAAGCTTTCTTTTTATAAGCTTTTAATACTATTGGTTTTAAGAAATTACTAATTTTTTCATAAGCTATCTTAGACTGTAATTTATTACCCATAGAACCTATAGGATTAAACTTCTGTCTTTGTCTCTGTTTAGTATCTTTCTTATTTTTTGGACGGCCCGGTATACCCTGATTTTTATCAGGTTGAGGTAATGGTTTTAATTTAAAGTTATCTATAGTATCAATACCAGTTTTACTCGGATTAATTAAACCTTTAGATATGGCATCTCTTAAAACCAACTTTTCAAAATCACCTTCATTGTAAGGGCCTGGTTTACGAGCTCTCTTACCTTTATCTCGCTGCTTCTCTTCTTTATTAATTCTAGCTCTTTCTAGTTCTGGATTATTATTAAACGCATGTTGCAATAGCTCATCAGAAATCAAGTTTCTATCAGCTAACTGTATTAGTAATGCTTTATAAGCAGTATCGTCTGTTAAATTAGAAAAATCAAATTCAACAATAGGTTCTTTTGAAAAACCCATCGCTTCTTGAACTTGTTTTAATTCATTCATCCAGAAATTAGATAATATCATTCTACCATGCTCTAATCTCTGCAATAAGGTTTTTAAGCTTATAAAGTTATTAGTTGAACCGGCACTATTGGTTGCCCCAGCTAAAGTAGATGGTATACCTAAACCTTGATAAATCTTTTCTAGGTGAGGGACATACTTTTCTTTTCCTAGGAATTGATGTACTGTAGTTTTACTCTCTTCTAGTTCTATAGCCTCATCCCAGATAATATCTATGGTACCACCAGGAGAATGAGATTGTAAAACATCATCTAATCTTTGAAATAATGCTTCAGTAGGAATTAATTTCTTTTCTACATTACCAAGTTTAAATATTCTAATATTAGAAATTGCTCCATCTAAAGCTGTTCTATCGGCCAGTTCTAGTCTATAAAGCATATCTATATCTCTAAAAACAGAATATAAGATAGGTTTGGCCCATGAGCACCAATCATCTTTACGATAATGATAAACTATAGTAGTGTCTGGTTCTAATGGTATTGGAGTCCCTTTTTTAATAGCTTCCCTTATATCTTTTTGTAAATCAGAATATTTTGGATTTTTGCTATTTCTAGTATCAAATGCTTGTGGGATAGTTATGACATATTTCTTTTCTTTATAGAAACATGAAAGGTCACCGCCTTCGACTTCAACAATAGCTGGATTAATAAAGGTATAAGAATAAGGTATAATTTGACTGGCAGAGCTCATATCTTTTCTCTGCTTTTTGGTTATTTTTCCCATGCTCTTCTTGATAACAACATTAGCATAGCGATATAAATAATTCGCAAATCTTTCAGTCACTTCTTGACCGTTTACATGCTTATACCAAGCGCGATAAAAACGCTCCACGCTTTTAACTGGATGTGAGATTCTTAATCCTTGCCCAGTAAAATCAGCCATTAAATCTATAATATTTCTAATTAAAGAGCAATCATAATACACCCAAGATGCCTTCATCATGATATCTGAGTGTTTTATAGGCTGGCCACCTCTTTGACTATCCCAATCTGCGCGATTAAAGCCATCTCTACCAGAAATATCTCCATCTACGCCATGATAAGTCTGTCTAAAAGATGCAAGAGCTTTATTTCTAGCGTCCATAACCTCTTTAGGCATCTCATCACCTTCCCAGCTTATATAATAATCTTTCATTTGCGGCCTTTTTGTAATAGTATTGTAATAATATTATTACACCACTATCGTCTAACTCTACCATAGAAATCTGGAGACATGTCTGTTAATGGCCCAGAAGCATATAATTTTTGATTCTTGTTAATAGGTTTATGAGATTGTGATCCAGATAAGAATCCAAGGATATTGTATGCTGGGGGAGCTATAGTAATTCTACCAGTAGTTCTTGCTCCCATATTGGCCATAACTAATGAACTATATCTATCTTTTCTCATTCTAGCTTTTTTACCAGTACCAACTTTAGTTTCTGGAGTGTCCCATCTTTCAGAGCCCGTGGGGGTTTTTGTATGAACTATACTTGCTAACTCAGATTTAAGTTCTTCTATTTCAAACATACAATCTTCAAGAGTATCATATAAACCTATTTTTTCTTCAATATCTCCATATTTGATACCTGAATCTTCTATCTTCTTCTTATCTTCTTGATGAGCAATAGCTAAGGTTACACTATCAAACTCAGGAAATAATAATAATTTTTGTTCAAAATCATATTTTAAACCATGATTTGCTTCTTGAACCCATTTTTGATTTACGAACTGGCACATAGTTAAAATATGCAAACCAGGTAAATCATCTGTTATTTTTGGGTCTTCTTCATCAATTACTGGATAAATAGGCATAGACCCATCTCTTGGGGTAGCTAATGCCTGTTCTAAAGTACGGCCACCACCCTGCGCGTCCATGTAAATACCAACACAGGGAAATACACTCATTAAATCTCTTATTTTCTGGACACAATACTGGAAATAATCATTTTCCTTAACTATCCCAGCTAGCACTTTCTGCTGATGCTTTTTTCTATTAATTGTCCAGCAATTAACAATTCTTGTGTGGTCTTCATGCAGTTCCAATACCGTGATCGCCATGTTATCAACTTCGGATGCAGGATCGACACCAAAAACATACTTTAAATTTTTGTCACCAGCTATTTTAGCGGTATATATAATTTTTTTACCATTTATTGTAATACTATTTTTATGACTTGCTACACAAGACCTTATTAAACTACTTCTAATAAAACCTGCAGAATCTTTGCTAAATACTGCTCCATACTCTCTATTATATGAGTCTGATGTCATGCTAGCTTTAGCTCTAGCAACTGTGCTGGCATCCATGATACCTGCTGGTATTAATTCATAAGGTATTCTTATAATAGAATAATCTTTCCAATTAAGTTTATGAATCTCTTCGTCACCCATTATACCTTCTAATTTTTTAACATCTCCACGGCTTTCTATAATACTTTTATAGACTTTCCAGTATCTAGCAAAATGCTCAAAATCATAAGTTCCATTTCTGCAGTCCAAGTACCTTCTTTTATCATATAATCTCTTTTAAAGAACAAATTCATGTTCTCTATAGGATTTTTGGCTACGGCGCCGAAACCTGAAATAACAACTTCATATATTTCTGGATTAACTGACCCGAATTCGTCCATGATAACTGTGTGTGCTCTTAAGCCTCTAATAGTTTGGCCATCTCCAACGGGAACGAAATGAGCTTCACTTTTCCCTATAAAGAAAGAGCATTTATCTTGGAATGTATGTGGTCCGTCATTCCTGCCACATGTTGATCTATATACATCGCCCGCATCCCACATTTTATTAGCTTCTTGGAATACGAATTTTGATTGTCTGTATGCCGCGCCGCAAACAACTATCTTAGAGCCTGGAACGAGCCTAAGCTTTAACATTACATAAAGAGCTAACAAAAAGGTTTTGCTGAAACCTCTACTGCCAATCAACATTGGGAACGGTCTTTTCCATAATTCTTCTAACACTAGTGCCTGCATTGGTGATAGAGTAATATTAAATAATATTTTTGCGGCCCACCATAGATAGTTAGATGTCGACATCAATCTGACAACATCATATGCAGGGATCTTACTAGTTTTTATATCTAATGGGTTAAAAGCTTTTGAAGCTGCTATGAGTTGATTAGAATTAAGTCTTGTGTAGGCAAAATCCTTCATATCATATATTTCATTAGCTATTTTGAGGATTTTCTTATCCATTCTATCCACATCAATCGCATCATTTGTGTAGTAATATAAGATGCTTTAGAGGCATCTCCAGCAAAAATTACAGGAATGTTTCTTGTAATTACAATATTGTTAAGCCAGCTGCTAATAAACGGCCCGGTCACTTTTAATCTTTTTCTAATTTTACTACCAACAGGAAATTTAATTAAGTCAGCATATGAAAACTCACAGACAATAGCTTTATGCTTATAGCATTGAAGCCTCATCAACACATTTTCCATTCTCTTTTGAAAAATATTACCAGCTATTTCTTCTATGCTCTTTTTTCTTTCAATACAAAAAATCTCTTCTAAACCAACTATAGAATAGTCGCCAGTATCCAACTTCTTCTTAATCGGATCATTACAATATTTTTTATCAAAGATTAAAGGTATTTGTTCACGCGTATCAATTATTGGCGTAAACTTCTGTATCGATTGCGACATGCACTAACTCTTCTATAATATCATGAAACTTAATTTTATTTGCCCACCCAAGCTCTTTTTTAGCTTTGGTCGCATCTCCTTGTAGAAAATCTACTTCTCTTGGTCTATAGAATTTTGGATCAACTACCCAATAATTATTATAGTCTTTTATATGTATAGCACCAAAAGATATCTCAAGTACGTCTCGAATAGTGTGTCCTTCTCCAGAAGCTAACACAAAATCGTCTGGTTTTGAGTGATTTAATATATGCCACATTCCTTCAACCATATCAGCAGCGTGGCTAAAATCTCTTACTGAATCAATATTACCAAGTCTTAGTTTTGGATACTCGCTACCATTATCAAATACGATATTCTCAGCATTAAAGTCTACTGGAACTACTCTATTATCATTACAATGTTTCCAAAATTTAGCTATCCATTTAGCTATTTTTTGCTCAACAAATTGCTCGCCGCGCATTGGGGAAGTATGATTGTGTAAGATACCAGAACAAGCCCAGATATTATAGCTCTCACGATATAAACGAACTAAATGATGGGCTGAAAGCTTTGCTATTGCATATGGAGAATTAGGTACAAACGGCGTAGACTCATCTTGATATTTAATTTCTTCATAAGACATGCCACCATAATCTATAAAATGCTTTTCATGAACACTAGTTATAATATCTACATCTGCAACCTTAGTAGAATAGTTAGAGCCCCAAAGCTCTGAAGTACTCGCTTGGTAATACTTGGTACTAAGTGAATATTTCCTGATAGACTCTAAAATATAGAGCGGGCCAAGGGAGTTTACTTCAAAAGAGGAAATCGGGTGCTCGAAGCTGTAATGGACATGAGATTTGGCCGCGAGGTTATAAAACTCGTCTGGCTTAATTGTATTTATAAAGTTATTTACAGCAGAGCAGTCTGTTATATCTAATACTGCTAGGTTTAAATCTTTTAGATGGTCCCAATTTTTAAATCTAAGAGAGATTGGGGTGCTGGAATATGTATGAGTAGCCCATACTTCATAACCTTTTGATAAAAGTAGCTTAGTAAGATAATAACTGTCTTGTCCTGGAGCTCCTGTAACGACCGCGATCTTATTACTCATTAGGTAATATCCTCTAAATTTTTGTTATCTAAAATTGCGATGGTGTCTGCATTTAATAATGGGATATCTACTTCACCATCTACATAAGTATGATATTCAATTAACCTAGCTCTCTCTTTTTCCATAGCCGCGCGAAAGATATTCATCTTTGCACCTTCTCTTTCTCTGATTAACTCGTCTTCTAAAGATTCTATATAAGCGCCGAAAGAACTATTAGCCTCTTGGATATTTTTAGTTCTTTGCTCTCTAGTAATATTTAGATTCTTCCTCATCATCTCAAGCTTAGATTGTAGCTCTGAGGCTTCTTTGGCGAACGTGGCGAACGCGCTACTATATGCATTATATAATTCGTTTAAGTTTTTTAGCTCTTTTGGATCCGCGTTCCCAGATTTAGTTTCTTTCTCTATCTTCTGCTTGATCTTTTCCATTTCGTCGAGGTGTTCTTTTTGGCGCGCCATGCATCTATCTAATAGAATATCATTTCTAATTAAATGCATTAACTGCATTTTCTCTGTATGGGCTACCTTTGCTGTGCGCTCGAATTGGATAATATGTGCCGCGTATTGCTGAATAAAGTATTCTAACTCCGCTACACTCAGCTGCTTAACTAAAACAGGCCAGAAACTCTCGCCTTGGAGATCTGCCTTAACCATCTTGCGCCGCTTGTCATCTTCGTCGGTATTAGAATTTGGCCTTATATGATGCCGCTCACAAAACTGCCTAACTGCTGTTTCGGGCCGCTTGAGAATATCGGCCACCGCTGCATAACCAAGATGAATATTTTCTTTAACTATTTGTAAATATTCTTTACTTATACGTCCACGCTTATTCATAAAATCTACTAGGGATAAAATTTGATGTGGGGTTACTGGTCACTATCATTATAGAGCGCGCGGACCGTTTCTATAAACTCAGTTTTATCTTTATCATTTATATACTCGTCAGCTTGCCAAGCTATCCATACACGGCGCATGCGCGCGTCCAGCTTGTGCTCTACTATTTCTATTATCTCATTTAGCTCCATGTTTTGGCTATCATAAACTAATAAAGAGCGATCCACGTGCTCAAAGTCATCATCTCTGTGGCTCACAATTATTGGAACTGCGCGCTTAACTGCTTTTTTAGCCTCTTGCCTCTTAATCCACGCCTCGCGCTTCTCGGGCTCGTTTTCGGGCGGCATATCAGCCCGCGACATATTATCGCGCTTAAAGTTTACGAGCCGGTTGTATACATGCCGCCAGATAAAGGTTTTTAATGAGCTTTTATCTTTGTCGTACCTTTCTAGCCCGTCCAAGATGATTATGGCAATTTCCTGTGATATATCGTCCGAGTCGTGGATATCGAACGCGAAGGTATAGGCAAACTTCGCGCAAATTTCCTTGTGCAACTCGCTAAATTCCTGCTCAGTTAACTTCATAAATTTAAATTATTAAAAATTGACTAAAAAAACCGCTTATATATTAATATACCACGCGCCAGCTATTTTTTATATTATTTTTATATTTTTTTCCTAAAATAATAACAAAAAGGTTGGAGGCCCCACTTTTCTTGTGGAATATACAGCTCGTAACCGCATCTGATCAGGTTATTGGCGCTAGCTATATTTTCTGGACTAACATAAGTTACAATTGTGTGGACATTTTGTAAGCGGGCAAACTTTTCTCTCGCTTTTATAAAGCGTTGTTGGAGGCCTTGACCTCTAAAATCTTTTTTAACTACTGATCTAGCAAGGAATGCCCAGCCTGGGATCCAAATACTTAAGCAGGTAGCGCCAACTAATTTATTATTGTCTGTATCGAATGCTCCCCACCAATATGCAGTACTTTTATTATTAATTTTTGAATAAGGCGCATCTAACGGTAATACTTCTAGTTCGAGCGCCAAAATGCTTTCAAGGTTCTTTTCGGAACGTGGAAGTTTTCGTATACTAATGTGAGTAGACATAAAAGAACTTCATAGTTAGTAAAAGTATATGATAGATATTATACACCGGGGGAAGGAAGATAGTATAATAGCGTTTGTTAGCCTTTACAACTCTATGAGTTTCTGTGAGTTTTCGCGCGCACCACCC